TGACCCTGTAATATAATCATAATTATATAAAATTTGTTCCTGGGTACCTCCATTGGAGGTTGGTAAAGGGTATGCACAACCTATGAATGGTGAATCAGGTTTTCCCCATGCAGTTTGAGTATTATCAAAATAATTAGTATCCAGATTATTCATCTTAAAGGTAGCCTTTAAAGGGTCAAGAAGATCAACAGGCCAAATATTAAAATCTTGCCCTCCACCTTCACTCGATGAATTATCAGTTGCAGATAAGTTCAACTTACAATCGTCATAAGTTGTCTTTCCTGACTGAAACAACATTTGTAGAGCGGCCCATACATTTCTTGGTATCTGTGGTGTCTCTGTGTTAAACTTTTCATACCAGGCTGGATTGGTATACCCCGGGGGTGGGTTCTTTCTCGGAGGAGCAAGTCTAGTTTCTCTCCAATCAACCGGGGATTGACGCAAGGGGTCGTTGACAGGGGCGGGGCGCGTCCCGGTTCGGTATCCTTGTGCTTCAATTGCAGGACCATTATACCAAAACGCTTGAGTATACCAATTATTACCCCCGGTATCTGTGGTGTGGTTCAGTGTTCCGCACCAGCGATCTCGAGCAGCATACTTTTCAACGCACCATAGTACAGCAAATTGACCACGCTGCTCCGGGGGGTTTCCCGTCCAATCAAAAAGGTATGAATCTGTCTGGTTTTGTCTAAAGACATATCTACCATTATTGATCATAATTTTTACTGCCATTTCAAAATCCGACGCGTCGTAAAAAAGTGAGGTAAATCTAAACATAAATGACCCATTACTGACGTCAGTTTTTGCTATAGGTTTAGTTTCTGTTCGTGTTTGTGTTGGTGTTTGTGTTGATGTTTGAGTCCGTGTTGGTGACTGAGTTCTAGTTTGTGTTTGTGATGGTGATTGAGTTCTAGTTTGTGTCCGTGTCTGTGTCTGTGACACTCGAGGTGTTTCTGTCCGTGTCCGTGTCCGGGTGGGTGTTTGTGTTCTTGTTTGTGTAGGCGTTCTTGTTCTTGTTTTTGTTTGTGATGGTGTGCGCGTACGAGTAGACGACGGTGTTGGGTTTTGTGTAGATGTTCTTGTTCGTGTAGGCGTTCTAGATATCGTTCTCGTTTGCGTAGGTGTATATTGATTTTCAAACCCGATACCATTTACCTCAAATTTATAAATGTAAAATTTACTACATCTAACACCAGTACTGTAACTTAAACCAACCATTACATGGTTACCAGCTGGTATAGTTAACCCTAAAAGATCTTTTTCATATACCTTTACAAACTCACCACTTGTTGAATTTCTTACATATACTATTGCTTTTTTACCAAAGTTAGTTATCCGGACCTTTACGGATTTTTTCGTAGGGTGTAATCCTGTTTTAGTGGGTGTTTGTGTTGATGTAACCGAGCTTGTAGGTGTATGTGTCAGTGTGTTTGTTGGTGTTTGGGTCCTTGTAATACTTTTTGAAGGTACCGGAGTTTGCGACTTAGAATGTGTAGTAGTTATTGTTGAAGTAGGTGTTCTTGTTTTTGTTCTTGTAGGTGTTTGAGAATTGGTTCTTGTAGAAGTGGTGGTATTTGTTTGAGTTTGTGTAGCTGTTCGAGTGGGGGTTTGGGTTTGTGTTGGTGTAGCTGTCGCTGTTGACCCCCACGTGTTTGTAAACGTTTGTGTATGAGTTTGAGTACTAGTTGGAGTGGGTGTTGATGTTATGCTAGGACATGTATCACCATAAACTTGATAAAGATCAAAATTATAATCTGAAAGAGGAGAAGAAGAGCCTATGTATTCAAAGTCATCAGCAGAACCTTTTCTTAACGTAACTGCATTTGGGTGTGCTAGAGCATCTCCCCAGACTGGGCCGCCTAAAGGTAATGCAAAGTCCCCAACTATATCAAACCCCACACCTAACACTGCATTATTAACACCCGAAAAAATATCTGTACCATCTACTTCAACCAATGCGTCAGTAGGTGCATATCCCAAACCCGGACCCGGGCTTCCGATGGACTGATCTAATGTATAACCACCATACAAATAAAAGCTAAACCCTTCACCACCATCTACAGAACTACCAAAACAAGAAAAATCAGCAGATATAACAATATCTTTTGTAATATCTAACACATCTTGTAAAACAATATTGTTTGTTTTTAATTCTGTACTATTTAACGTGGTTGGCATTTATTATATTTACTTTTATTCCCCAAGTTTCAAAACTCCTTCCTCCTTAATCCAAGAAAACCCATTTTTTGTTTCAGGAAGTTTACTGTAATGTAAGAACCCAGCAGTTAACGGCGTATAATATGACTCATCTCTTATCACGCCTTTTTGAAAGTATACTTCATTTATCGAATCAGTTAATTCACCATCAATATATTTGTATGTTTGGTAGTAGACAGCAAGTGCATCACTATTATCTTTTGCTTTAATGGTAAATGCATAGTTGTTGGTATTAGGATCATAAGACAAACTAGGCCTGTCTATATCTATAACTTCATACACAATATCATAATCATCAACAGCACTTAAAGATTGAATATAGTGATCTAACCTTTCTGGAGCTTGTGATCTGAAACTAAATTCGATTAGCTTACCAAATAAATTTGTATTATCAACAGGGAATATTTCACCGAATTTTAAGCTATCTATTTCGTATTTGTAGATTGTAGGGTAAAAAGTTTTATATACAGAGGCCGATAATGAAGGAAGCAAAGTAGTTTTGTATAATAAAAAGCTGTTAGTTCTTTCATGAAAATAGAAATCACCAAATTGTTCAAGACTACTGTCTTTATCGGTTCTTTGAATGTAGGATAGATTGCTAGTATATGGTGCAACTTTGTTCGTCTTATAATCAAAGTTTATTTTTTCTATGACCAAATAATTTGGAGTTTCAAATATTCCTACATCGTAAACTATATCAAATTTTATAATATTATTGTTTAATTCATCTTCTATATTAGGTAGTGTACTGTATTTGGTAAATATAGCACTAAGACCAGCAGAAAGAGGCATTACATTATTACTAATATTTCTAAAATATGGGTAAGCAGACAATACATACTTTTTCGAATATATAGACTGATTAGTGGTTGTTTCTTCAGGTACATATGAAGTTTCTTGAGCAGATAATACGAAAGGAGAAAAAGGTATTAATTCATGTCTTGGTTGAACCCCATCTATTTCCAACCACGGGTCCCCTTGTTGTGGGTATATAAATAAACCACAATCTCTCACACTAGAAATAGAAGCTAAAAATGATGATTGGTTTGTATATGTCCCTCTTTCACCATTTAACCCAGGCCCGGCTTCAAGTAGTAGATTATAATATAAATTTTGGTCTGTAGTAGACCAAAGCGGATCAGATGCCGGCGGTGAATCAACCAATATAGTATTATTATACCCGCTATAACTAATACCATCAAACAACCCATTTTTGATGTAATCTATAACATCACTTGTGGTCCAAGGCATAGTAAAAGAACCATAAGATAACGTACAACTTGGATCGAAATCTGCAAATGGGGTAGGGTTATAAAAAGTAGAACCAGATCTAGTAAAAGTTAAGTAGGTGTATTTGTCGTATACAGTACCAGAAGTAATATCATAATTAAAAGCAGTAAGAGATGTGGGATTTAAATACAAGTAGTTAGACAAAAACAAAAACTTTTTAGTAATAGAGCTTAAATTTACCTTTATAGGGTCTGTTACTCTCTTTAACCCACCGTATTGATTACCAAAAATGTCGCTAGAATAATCAACAATATCACTTTGCCCTACTATTAAATTGTCTTGTCTTTGATCTATAGGAAATAGCGCTTTACCTGCTATTTGGTATACATCAGAATTAGACCACACATTTGATTTTTTGCCTTTAAAGAAATCTACTCTATCGTAATTTTTTGAAATTCCTGAATTATACGTTCTAGTGGTTTCTTCTAAATTTTGATACCCGTTAAAATTTAAATAATACCCGTTATCATAAATGTAGCCAAATGCATTTCCGTTTGCATTATCATAACAAACATAATATGCGTTTTCATTTATGCTAAATATGTCGCCTGTCTTTTTATACTTTGAATTACCTTCAGTTAAAATATATTTGTTAGGGTCTGGAAAAAAGTATATATTGTTAGCTGAAAGCTTTTGAGTATCTACAGTAAAAGTAAAATCAAATACATTGTAGTTAAGTACCCCCAGATAATTTGGTGTGTAAAAGCCTCCTATATCTTTTTGTGAAACAACGAAAGCTGTATTAGGTACAGTAGCAGTAGATACGTTATTTCTGTTCAAGTAATTAGAAGGAATATTATCTGCTTTAACCATTAAAGAAGACACATAATTTGTTACTGTGCTCCCGGTACTCAACATGTACCAATCAGAACCTAAATACTTTTGAAATAGTTTTATTTTATTTTTTAAATTGAGATCATTTACGCTATCTGTTTTTATATTGTCAATGTAGTCTTTAGAAGAAGAATAACTAACTATATCTTCAGCACTTAGACCTACAGGAACAGATAAATTATCAGAAAACCCCGAAAGTAGATAGTTGTACGAAGAAAGGAGCCTAACTACTGACTTGTCGTAGTTAATAAATAAATCGAAGTCCCAAGGATTTGTATTGCTGGTCCATTGATCCTTTCTCAGTTCACCCCCATACTCATAAGCAGATGAAGGAAGTTGAGTTGTTAAATCAAAGTAGTCGGTATATTCATCATAAAGATCTTCAATTAATATACTAACATTGTTAATAACAGTTGTTTTGTCGATGTTATATTTGTTTGTTAGATCTATTGTATCAGAATCATAATTTAAAAGATCGCTAATTGTTTGAAGTAAAAAGGTCCTTATGCCTAAATTTGACGAAAATAAATTATCTCTTTTTGGTTTAGTTTTTACAACCTCTCTAAAATTTTCGTAATAATTACAAAGGCTTTGAATTTTTTGTGACAATAAAGGAATAATTACTTCTAACTGACTATCATCATTATAATCTAATGCTCGTAAAAATGTTCTTTCTTGCTCTGTTATTGCATCTAACTGCAAATCTTTACTCATTCTTACATAATCTTGTTTTACTAACTTATTTTGTTGTGCTAAACTTTTGTTCTTTGTATTGTTCCATTCATTTAGATAAGAAGTATAGATTGTTTCGTAAGTTTGGGAAGAAACGCTTATATCATTAAAATAACTTAACCACCCTTTAAACGTTAATGGGTTATTGTAGTCAACTGCTGCAGTGATGTTACCTATTGTAAGAATAGACTGATCTATTTTATATTCTACATAACGCGCGAGGCTAGGCATTAATAATATTTATTATGTAATTAAGAAGTAGCTGACAGCAATTCCAACCCTTTTGATATTTGATAAGATAAATTTTGTTCTACTATACCGCCTGTTGAATCCCACTTCTTCAGAGGTGTGCTATCAAAACTGCTTAAGAAATATGGGGTATATGTTGAAGACAGAGAAATACCTTCTTTTAAGTCAATGGTAGTTTGAAACTCGTCGTCCCAATTTATTAAGTTACCTACGTATTTTCCGGGGACAACGTCATTAAATCTATATATTTGATAAAATTCGCTTAGTTTATAAAACGTTGAATAATTATCACCAGTACCAAATTCTAGATCATCTGGAAAAGTGAGTCCCCAACCCCACCCTGCTGATATTGTATCATTAAATGTCGACAATGCATATGAACTTAATGTAATAGATGTAATATTTGTTGGTACTAATTTATAAGTGCTAGAATATATTTCTTTTGCTACTACATGGTTGTCTTCTTTGTACAATGTAGACTCGTTATTCAATTCTTTACCTAAATTATTTGCACCTGTTTTACCGTCTATGTAGTCTTGTATTGCGTCGGTTCTATTTTTTGTGTCCGAATTTAAATTGTATCTATTTTTAAAATTAGTTCTGTATTGCAATCTTCGTCCCCATAATAGAGATTTCTTAATAGAAAAAATGTTAACTAATCTACTTAGATCAGGCGGGTAAGTGATTAAAAGATTTTTCGTAGCGTAATCATTTAGATTTACATTATATTCTTTAGCATAAGAAAACAAATTAGATAAATCACAAGTATCAATGTTTACGTTGTTTTTTACAAAATTTGAAGTTCTTTCATATAATCTTTTTCCTATTGCATTTGTTTCAGAACTCAGTGTTCCCATAATCGTTGAAATAAATGGGTCCCACAATTCCGGGCTTTGATTTATAACCGGTTGAAATGCATACGACTCTAATATTTCGGTCATATCTGCATTTTCGTTTACTATTGCTACTCTATTAACTCCTTTGTTAGAGTATATATTAAAATTGGTGCTGACTCCGCTTAATTGAAATAGCTTATTAGTAGGACTAATAATCGTACCTTCGGCTTTAATAGCGCACATTTTGTCAATTGCAAGGGACTCTGGTATTATAAAACTACCCTTAAGAAATGCATACCCTTTTTCTTTAAATAGCGTAGTGTCAATAGTAGTGTACGCGGACAAGTTCCCATCCCAGATAGTACCGTCAGATTTCAGAGCCGTGAGTGGTACACCAGCAGTACTGGCTGCAACTAAACTTAAGTTTATTCCATTGGGTCTATAACTAGAAACTTTATTTGCCAAGGTTAATTTATTACAAGAAGGTTTCGGGGAATAATTGCTGTTGTATTTTAATTTAGCTACAAAATTTATAGGTGATTCTTTATACTTCGTAAGAGCTATGTTAAAGGTGGGTAATTCAAAACCTTCACCATCCAAACCATTACTAGTAATAGAAATTTTTTCAGGATCTTTGTACTGTACGGTAGAAATTTGTATGTAAGTAGAATTAACACTTTTTATAGGTAAGGTAGAATCTAATGGATAATTATAATACTCTGTATAGTTGTCTGGGAAATTGGTAGTATCTAAAGTAGCAAAAGCATAAAAATTGTTTACATTTTCAGTGTCATCAACAATATGAAAATTACCGGTACCACTAGTACCTACAAAAAATGCATTAGGGTCAGTTGATGATGCCGGTACAACTAAGCTGTTTTTACCGTGGATATTAGTATCTAATAATTTTCCATATAAAAGCTCACTGTTTGTTGATAACTTATCCAATATAGTATCGCTGTACATGTCGCCTACTAATTCTCTTTGTATAAAGCGATGAGTTGGTAACAAAAAAGAATATGGTTCGCTAGCTAATTTTGTTTTATCATAATATAAGCTATTGCTCCCGCTCAAGTTAATAAAAAAATTATAACCGGCATCAGAATATGATTGAATGCTGTTAAATCTTTCTAATTTAATTTCATTAGAATACTCACCAGCAGTCAACACCGTATCGTTAGCTGACGGTGCAAATGAATATGTATTAGGAATAAAATCTTTAATAGTAACTATTTGGTTGTAAGAATCGAGTACAGCTTCGCCCGTGGAAAGAACGATGTTCATTGTTACCTTATATTGCCCGGGGTAGAAAAAATAATGTTCTGCAGAATATGCTTTTTGCATTGTACTACCATCACCGAAATCCCACATAATATAATGATTGCTATATAAGGTATCATATTTGGTAGAAGAAGGAATAAATTTAAGAGGGGTTTGCTTTAAAGCATATGATGATAAACAAACGGTGTTAAAAACATTTTTAACATTAAATTTCCAATAACCGTTATTGTATGGCAAATTAGGCATTATCCTTGTCTCACAACCGTTATTCTATTTTGTACGGTAGTTAAATCTTTGAAATAAGGAAACTTAAAAAAGTCTAAATTAATGTCCTGTTGAGTAAAATTATAATCTGTTGTTTCATATATTGGGTTATAAACAGCAAAAGATAAATTTTCGTCTACAATTGTTGTGCCTTTGTATTCTCTTCTCGTTGAAAAAGCATTTACTCCATCTATCGCTAGAATAGACTGCTGCATATCTTTTAAGCTAACTAACTGCCCTAATTTTAAATTAGAGGTGGTAAAATAAGTTGTGAAAACATCGGCTATCTCATTTTGAACGGCATTTAAATCTCTTCTAGAATTTTGATCAACTTCTACGTACAGATAAGAATCATTACCAGCATCCGAAATCAAAGAAAAATCACTATTAGTCAAAGACGAACCAAAATTTATTTCTATATAAACTGGGTCAGATATTACAATTTCAGTAGTGGCAGATTTTACTTCTGATAATAAATTAGTAATTGCATTCTTTTGCGATGTTGACAAATAGTTTGTTCTGATTTCTAAACTGTTACTTAACGTTTTATTAGGAACTGCAAAAGAATATATGTTATTAAAATCACAAGAGTCAGAAAAATTAACTTGATTAAACAATACTCTTGAATTATCATTTGGTCTATCTAATCCTAAATCAAAAAAGTATTTCAAATAAATGCTAGTATAATCAAAATTGTTTACACATTGTACTGATTGTACCCAATTGCCATAATTTTTTGTTATATAATTTGTGTAGTCGTCAATTGTTACCAATCTGTATTGTGAATTAAAGAGATTAGGAGCATTTTCTTTTATTTCGTCTACAGATTCTTTTTGTCGATAGTTTGTGGAAGCATTTTTATTTGTAATTTTTAAATTAGCTGCTTCTGATGAAGTTAGTACATTTGAAGAATTAGGAATTAAATCTGTTTTTATTTCTTGAAATTGTGTGGTAGTATAAAAATAAATTGGTTGATTGTTTATCGTGTTTTTACTAACTTGGCCATTTACGCCGCTGGATTTTAAAAAATAAATTGCTATTATATCTCCCTGGTTGAGGCGCTTACCGGTGATATTATTACCAAATTTAATTTCATATCTTTCGTTTTCATTAAACCTTACAGAATACCTTTTTGATGCCGGGCTTTCTAAATACAACGATGTGGTTTTTGACCACTCTTGCCACTTAGAATTAGGAATATTGGGTTTAACATATACATAAATGTTGTGGTTATCTACTATAAAATTTGCATCATCACTTGTAGGGGCTAATACAACTGTTTCAAAATTCTCTCCTATGGCTGCTTGAGCAGGGTATTCTACAAACAACCCATTATACAGAAGATTGTTTTCTGCTAGCTCAGTTAATGTTTCAACTGTTGATAAGTTTTTGTTAAAAGAGACGTCCCCATTAAAAGAATAAGATGTACCGCTGAATGTAAAATAACTATAACGTGGAATGGTGTATAATCCGATGCCTAGATTTTCTGTTGCAGTAGCTTGAAAATTTAAATTAGCAGTTTGTGGGCCCGTGGGGTTATAATCAATAGTTTTTACAATTTGATTAATGTTTTCATAAATTTCTGCTTGCGTAAAAGAGCTTTCAGCTGAATTTTTATTAAGATAATAAATTAACGTGTGGTAGGAATATGAAATAATATCTATTAAAGATGAAAGGTTGCTTCCTTCAAAATTTTGATCTGTAAATATTTCATTTTCATTTAGCCGCTCTATAATTAGATCTTTTAAACTTATAGCATCAAATGCAACATATCCATCTTGTCTTAATTTGAACTCTGATTCTTCGTTAGCCATCTTAACTATAAAATTGTACCCCAGTTGAATTTAATAACGCTTTAAACTCAATGGTGTTGTTATTATTTATAAACGGAACAGATAGTAATAGAGTTATATTGAATTGACTCAACTGCGTAACTGCTTCTACGTTTATTTTTTCCACTTTAACTCTTGGTTCTTGTTTTCTTATTTCTCTGTTTATTAATTCACCAATAGACGTTGCTGTAGTTTTAGAACAAGGTTTAAACAAAAATTGATTTAAATTTATACCAAATTCAGGATTCAAAAGCTTGTCTCCGGGGAATGAAGTAAAAAGGTTTCTAATAGAA